GCTGATGTGCATGCGCCTTTTCATCGACTATGAGCGGTAGCGATGCTGGTATGGTACCCTAATGCGCGTTGTGCGCGTAGGGTAGAGAACATATCAGCAGATGAGTAGATTCGGTAAAGCAATCAGAGTGCTGTTCGGTCGGGAAGGCGCAGAATCCACGCCTTCCCAGCCGGCTGCACAGAAGGAAGAGAGCCTTGTCCGTCAGGGGTACGGATACGAGGAGCTCCTTCAGTTCTTCGCCGGAACGTCACCCCTGAGCATTTCGACGGTCTACCGCTGTGCGGGCGTCATCGCCGACAGCGTCGCATCCCTTCCGCTGCGATACATGAAGCGAAACGGATCCGGGGTTTACGAGGCCGACGAGCGCGACCGCATGAATTATCTCCTCACGGTCCGTCCCAATCCCGGGATGTCCGCATACGACCTCTGGAACAACGCCATCTACCAGGTCCTACTGGCCGGCAACGCATACATCGTACCGGTTTGGTCGAACGTGAAGCCGGACGAGCTCGATTACCTTTTCCTCTGCTCGAGGGGGACCGTTTCGCATGACATCGTAAACAATACCTATGAGGTCTACGACCCGTTGCAGGGCATTTCCGGCACCTACAACGAGGAAGACATCATCCATATCAAGAACGTGTCGCTGGACGGCAAGAACGGCCTTTCGGTGGTGTCCTTCGCGCAGCAGACGCTGGGTATCGCGTCCGCCGGCGACGCTGAGACGCTGAACCGATTCGCCAACGGCGGTAACGTGCGCGGCATCGTGTCGAACGATACCAGCGTGCGCGGTTTCGGCGAGTACCAGGACACGGAGCTCCAGAAGACCGCGAAGGACCTGGACACGAGGTTCCGGACCGGCGAGCGTATTATCTCGCTTCCGGGTCAGGCGCAGTTCTCCCCGCTGTCGATGACGTCGGCGGAGATGCAGTTCCTCGAGTCCCGGAAGTTCACGGTCCGCGAGATCTGCCGCTGGTTCGGCGTACCTCCGTCCTTCGTCTTCGACGACACATCGAACAACTACAAGAGCGCGGAGATGGCGAACGTGGCGTTCCTGTCGCAGACGCTTAACCCGCTCCTGTACAAGATCGAGCGCGAGCTCCAGGGCAAGCTTGTCCCGGAGTTCCGTTCGCCGCGTTACCGCTTCCAGTTCGACCGGCGCGAGCTCTATGCGACGGACCTGGAATCCCGTGCGAACTACCAGACGAAGACGATTGCCGCCGGCATCTACACGATCAACGAATGGCGCCGTTACGAGAACAAGCCTGACGTCGAAGGCGGCGACACCCCGCTCGTAAGCGCCAACCTCAAGACCATATCCGAACTGAAGAGCCAGCAGGCGCAGCCCGCCGGCGAAACTACCAACACTGTCAGCGATGAATAAAGAGAAGATTATCCGCAGGACGTTCTCCGTCTCGACCGACATCCGCATCCGCGAGGCGTCGGAGGCGGGGGATTCGCGTACCATCACCGGCTACGCGATCCTGTTCAACACGCCGTCGGTGGACTTCTGGAACGACGATGAAGGCGAGGGCCGCGAGATCATCGCGCCCGGAGCCGTCACCCGGGAGCTGCTTGACGGGTCCGACATCAAGATGACGATGTTCCACAACAGGGAGAAGATCCTCGCCCGCTCGAAGGAGGGGAAGGGGACGCTTACCTACGGCATCGACGAGAAGGGCGTCTGGTTCGAGTTCGAGGCGCCGGCGACGGCCCTGGGCGACGAAGCCCTGGAGCTGGTGCGCCGCGGCGACCTCGCCGGCTGCTCCTTCGCGTTCAGCACCCGCTACTACGACGAGAGCTGCGTCGAGCACAAGGTCGAGAAGCAGGGGAGCCGTACCGTGGAGACGTACATCGTCAAGTCGATGACGGGCATCTACGACTTCACCATCTGCGCCGATCCGGCCTATCCGGACACTTCCGTCGAGGCGAGGGAGTTCGTGACTTCCCTGCGCGAGCCGGAGGCTCCGGAGAAGGAGCCGGAGGTGTCCGCAGAGAAAATCCAGGCAATTCGTGAGCAGGTAGCATCCATGAGGGCTGCTGCTCGTGCAAAAGTCAATATCGTTTAACCAAATCCTTTTCAAAATGAAGAAGAATTCCATCGAATTCCGTTCTCTGTACGAGAAGTACCAGAAGAACTGCCAGCGCATCGACGAGATCGCCGATGTGTGCGAGAAGGAGCAGCGCGAGCGTAACGAGGAAGAGACCGCAGAGTACAATGCTCTCTCCCGCGACAACCAGCTCCTCTCCATGCGGATGGCAACCGCGAGCATCGACTTCAACCGCGAGAACCCGGACGCCCGGGCCCAGGCCGAGAAGCTCATCCGTGAGAACGCCGCCATGGGACGCCGCACCGAGCTCATGTTCTACCAGGAGCGTGACTTCACCGGCATGGTCGTTTCCGACGCTGCCGCCGGCAAGATCATCCCCCTGAACATCCAGGACATCCTGAAGCCCCTCGAGGAAGGTTTCATCCTCGACAAGGTCGGTCTTCCGATGCCTACCGGTCTGGCCGGTGACTATGTGTGGCCCTGCTACGAGGCCGTCGACGCGACCGTCCTCGCCGAGGGTGCTTCCCTGAGCGACACCAAGATCCCGTTCAGCTACCTCCAGGCTTCCCCCGCCCGCATCGGTCTCGCCATCCCCGTCTCGAACCAGGCTCTCAACCAGACCGCCGGCGTCCTCGAGATGATCGTCCGCCAGGTCATGCCGAAGGCTGTCCAGCAGCTTCTGAACAAGATCCTGTTCAGCACCGAGGCCGTGAACGCCGCCGCTTCCAGCGCCGGTCTTGTCGGTCCGTTCGTGGCCGCTTCCGCCAGCCCTGTCAGCCTGTCCTCCACCCCGACCTTCCTCGAGCTCAACCGCGACATGAAGGCGAAGGCCCTGGAGAGCGGCATCGACGGTGAGCACATGTGCTGGATCATGACCAAGAGCATGCAGGCCATCCTCGAAGGCACCCCGATCAACTCCAACGGAATCTACGTTCCGATGATCCAGAACGGCATGCTGTGCGGTCTCCCGGTCTACACGACCAACGCGATCCGCAAGACCGTCGTTTCCGGCAAGAAGGCCACCAAGAGCGAAGGCGTCGTCACCTGGGCCGACTACACGATCCAGTCCACCGACACCATCAAGTTCAAGGTCAGCGGTGACAGCGAGGCGAACGCCCTTGCTACCATCTCCGCCTCCGACGTGAGCTCCAACGACATCGCCCAGGTTACCGTGTACACCGAGTACATCGGCATCGGCGACTGGCGTTACCAGCCGATGGGTCTGTTCGGCAGCCTCCGTTTCACGGTGGATCCGTTCAGCAAGGCCCGTCAGGACGCCGTCGACTTCGTGCTCAACTGCGACTACGCTACCAAGACCCTCCGTCCGGAAGGCTTCAAGGTCGGCCAGGTCGCTGCCGTGTCGAACTCCTAACCTAAACTGACGGACTGCGATGGCGACACTGAACCTTGCTTTGCTGAAGAAGCACGTCCGCGCGGACGACTTCAACACGGATGACGATTACCTCCAGCACCTGCTTGACAGCGCGAAGGAGGCGGTCGTCATGGCTACGAACCGTTCGGAGGCCGAGCTCAATTCAATGGGCTCCGGTTCCCTTCCGAACATGCTCGTACAGGCGGTTCTGCTGCTCGCCGCGCATTGGTACAATCAGCGCGAGAGCGTGTCCGGGGTCTCCATGCACGAGGTCCCGGATTCGCTGGCTGCGTTGGTTAAGCCATACAGGAAGCTCATTGACGACAACCAGGAGGGATAGGGATGATAGCGGGGAAGATGACCGAATACGTGCTCTTGCAGCGTCCGTCCTCCACGAAGGACGGGTTCGGTTCCGAGATAGTGACCTACACGGACTACGGTACGGTGCATGCCGAGATCGTATGGAAGGGCGGGTCCACTGACTACGACGTCTCGGAGCTGTTCAGCGGCGAGCGTCTCGAAGTCATCATCCGCAGCGCCCATCCGGTGGTGGCGAAATGGAGGGTGACGTATGCCGGCACGGTCTATTACGTGCAGGCGGTCGAGCATAACCGGGTGAAGGGTCTTCGCAGGCTCCACTGCCAGAAGGTCAACGACTGATGGCGAGGGATGTCACATACGATGACGCGCAGCTCCGGGCCCTGTTCAACGAACTCTCTCCGAAGGCGAAGCGGACCGCCCTGCGTGGCGGTTTCCGCGGCGTGGCGAACAAGTTCCGCCGCCAGGTCATCGGCAACCTCCGTACCAGCATCCATTCCGGCTCCGACCTCGAGAAGGGCGTCCGTGCGCTCGTGTTCAAGCAGCAGCTTGGTTTCCGCGTGACGGTGGGAACGCAGGTGAAGCGGGACAAGGCGACGCGGAGGGTGGTATCGACGAAGGGGTTCCACGTGAACCGCCGGGGTTTCGAGAAACCCGTCCTGATCTGGGCGGAGGACGGAACGAAGGACAGGCGGACGGGCCGCATCCGTGGCGGAAAGCGTCACGGCGCATATCGCGGAAGCATGCGGCGCTACGCCTTCGTGGACCTCGCACGTCGTCAGTTCGGGGCGTCCGTCATGAACGAACTGAAGAAATCACTTGTTGAAAACACCATAAGGACTGCAAAGAGATATGGCTGCATCTGATCCGGTCACCTCATTGAGCGCAGGTCTATTGATTTACGACCTGCTGTCGAACGACACCGCCGTCAAGGCCCTGTCGAACAAGGTGTTCCCCGTCGTTAGCGAGGCGGGTGCCGTCCTTCCTTACATCTGCTACCGCCGGAGCAATTCGGTGACTACGCAGGTGAAGTCCATGTCCGGTGCCGACAATCAGGCCATCGAGGTCGTCTGCTATGCGGAGACCTACGCTGCGAGCGTGAAGATGGCGGAGGCGGTCCGGGCAGCTATGGAAGGAGGAAACATCTGCTACACGGACAGCGACGGCCACCGTCTGGTGGCGAGGTCCATCTCGCTACTGGAGAGTGAGGAGAACTGGATGGATGACGCCTACATGCAGTCCATGGTATTCAACGTGAGGATCAACAGCGTCGCACCGGTCACGCCGCCGACGCCCGTACAAACACCAACGGAAAACAATTCTAACAACGAATAACAATGTCTGTAACGAAATCTGGATACATCAATGGTTCGGACATGCTCCTTACCGTTGACTCGAAGGCGATCGGCCACTGCACTTCGCACTCCGTGACCATCACCTCCGACACGAAGGACCGTGCCGTCAAGCCCGCAGCGTCGACCGCCTATGCCGGCGCGAACCTGTGGAAGGACAAGACGGTCACCGGCCTTAACGTCTCCATCACCGGCGAGGGCCTCGCGTTCTACGCCGAGACCGAGGGCGGCTACAAGGAAGCGCTTGCGCTCATCGCCGCCGGCAGCGCGGTCGCAGTCACCTGCATCGAGCGTGACGGCAGCGCCGCTTACCTCTCCGGCAACTTCATCGTCACTTCGCTGGAGCGCACCGACCCTGCGAACGACGACTCCACCTACACCATCCAGCTGGAAAACAGCGGAGCGGTCACCTTCACCGGCAGCAACCTGACGTAGCATGGCGGGGAAGAAACCAGTCCAGGAAATCCGGATCGGGGAGGAAAGCTTCCCCTTCCGGATGACCATGGGCGCTCTGGTACGGTTCAAGCGCCTGACGGGGAAGGAGATCTCCGAGCTGAATGATGGCGACATCGAGGACATCTGCGCCCTCGTGTACTGCTGCATCCAGTCATCGTGCGCCGCCGACAAGATTCCGTTCGAGAAGACCTTCCTGGACTTCTGCGACGGTATCAGCGACAAGGAGGCCGGCACGTTCGCGGAGAGCATCCGGGCCCTTGCGGAGGGCAACTCGCAGCCTTCCGGTCAAAAAAAAAGATAACGCCGATTGAGGACCTTGCCGGGGTGGCGGTCGGCTGCATCGGCATGAGCTTCGACGACTTCTGCGCGCTGACGCCGGGCGAGTTCACGGCGGCGCACAAGGCATGGATACACCATGAGGAGGAAGTCGAGAAGTCGGCGCTGCGGAGGATGAGACTCCATGCCTGCCTGACGCTGCAACCGCACCTGAAGCCCGGGAGCCGGGCCGTTCCGGAGAAGATCCTGCCGTTCCCGTTCGACAGGGAGGAGGAGAAGGAGAAGAAGCCCGCGCCGAAATCGACGCTGGAACGCTTCAAGGAATTAGCAGAAAAATACAGTCATGAGCAGTAACTCGACCATATCCGCAACATTCAAGATTGTCACCGACGCGAAGTCCTTCAAGGACCTTGTGAATTCGTCGGATGCACTGAAGTCCGCGTTCAACGGTGCAGCCGTGGAGGCGGAGAAGCTTCCGAAGCGGATGGGCGGTGCGCTCTCCGACGTCAGCCGGAGCGTCGCAGGTCTCGCAGCCGGGTTCCTCTCCCTCAAGGCTGCGTTCAGCGTCCTGAAGGATGCCGTCGGGACCATCAAGGACTTCGAGAGGGCGAACAGCGAGCTGGCTGCGGTACTCGGGACGACCACCGGCGAGATCGAGGACATGACGCAGGCGGCTATCGACCTTGGCCGCAATACGATGTACTCCGCATCGGAGGTGACGGAGCTCCAGACCGCCCTCGCGCGCCTCGGCTTCACGAAGACGCAGATCCTCGACATGCAGGAATCCGTGCTGAAGTTCGCCGCGGCGGTCGGTACGGACCTTGGCAGCGCCGCCGACTTCACCGGCAGCGCCCTCCGTGCCTTCGGGCTGGATGCGAAGCAGTCGCAGGGGCTGCTCGACATGATGGCGAAGTCCACCACGGCATCCGCCCTGTCATTTGAGAAACTACAAACTTCCATATCCGTCGTTGCGCCCGTGGCCCATGCCTTCGGGCTTTCGGCGCAGGATACGGTCGCGTTCCTTGGCGCGATGTCCAACGCCGGCTTCGACGCATCGTCCGCGGCGACGGCTCTCCGCAACATCCTTTTGAACCTCGCCGATTCCAACGGCAAGCTGGCGAAAGGTCTCGGCCATACGGCGAGCACGATGCCGGAGATCATAGATGCTTTGCGCGAGCTCCGCGAGAGGGGCGTAGACCTGAACGCGACGCTGGAGATGACGGACAAGCGGAGCGTCTCCGCATTCAACGCCTTGCTGGACGGTGTGGATACCGTCGACGCCCTTCGGGATTCCCTCGAGAACTGCGACGGTGCCCTGGAAGAGATGTACGGCACGATGACGGATAACCTGGAAGGTGCCGTCAATTCGCTGAAATCCGCATGGGAGGGCCTCATTCTTTCGTTCAAGAACAGCGCAGGTCCGCTCGCCACCGTCACGAACTGGCTGGCGAAGTTCGTAAACGCCCTCACCGACTACGCATCCGACGACAAGCAATTCGAGGAACTTATAGAAGGCATCAGGGAGCTGAATTCCGGAACGGGTCCCGAACACACGTTCACCGTAACGACGCCGGTTGTAACACCTGCGGGTGGAAACGCGAACGCCGGTGGCAACACCAATGCCGGCGGATCCGGTGACGGAGAAAAGAAGAAGACCAAGTCCATCAAGGGACTCACGGATGCCATCAACGACTACCGTGAATCCGTGCAGCGTGCGCTGGAAGTCAACGAAGTCTTCAACGGTGGACTGAACGCGAACGACGTACAGCTCGACGCGATGGGTTCCGGACTCAAATCCATCGTGAGCAAGTACGGCGCCGAATCCGAAGCGGTACAGAAGCTTATCGCCGAATACAACGACCTGCTGAAGGCCCGGCGCGAGGCTTCCAGGAAGATACCTACCCTTGAGGCGGTCGGCGGCATCCAGGGCGCCGTATCGTTCGACATCACGAAGCCGCTGGACGAATATAAGAAGAAGACCGACGCGGCATCGCTTTCGGCGAAGGAGATGGGCTCGGTCATCGGGTCGCTTTCAGGCGTCGTCAGTTCGCTCGGCGGTGCGCTGGGTGACAGCGCGGCGCAGTGGGCGTCCTGGGCTGCCGGTCTCATCTCGGCAATCGGGAAGGCCATGCCGGTCATCGCGCAGATGATCGCGCAGCGCAAGCTGGAAGCCACGGCATCGGCGGAAGCTGCGGCGACGGAGGGGGCGGCGGCGGTGGCCGGCATCCCTTACGTCGGTCCGGTCATGGCAGTCAGCGCCATCGCGTCCATCATCGCGGCCCTGGCGTCCATCCCGAAGTTCGCAAAGGGCGGTCTCGCCTACGGTCCGACGCTGGGTGTCTTCGGCGAGTACCCGGGCGCTGCGAACAACCCGGAGGTCGTGGCTCCGCTCGACAAGCTCCGTTCCATCGTCAGGGAGGACGTAAGCCTCTCCGGAGGGAAGGTGAAGTTCCGCATCGAAGGCCGCGACCTTGTTGGGATCCTGGAAACCGAGACAAACATGAGGAGGAGGTCGTAGGATGGCGATGCAGCTGAAATACGAAGGGTCGTTCCTGCGGAATCCGGGCGGGACCTGTACGGTGAAGATATACCAGGAAGCGAACTCGGCTTTCTCTTCCGTCGGCGAGCTGTCCTTTCCTGCGGACCAGCCGCTTGTCATCGAATGGGACGAAGCGCCCATCGAGCAGCCGGTATGCGGATCCACGGCTACGCTGACGATCATCTCCGAAACCGACCGCGAATACGTCGACCTCTACACGGTCACTCCCGGCACGGTCCGGATGGACGTGTACATCGACAATGTCCTGTACTGGAGCGGGATGCTTGACACGGAGTTCTATTCGGAGCCGTACAAGGAAGAGAGCGGATATGACGTTTCCTTCACCTTCACGGACTTCGGCATACTGGACCGCCTGAAGTATTCCGGGACCGGGATGGACACCGTGCAGAACATCGTCCGGGATGCGGTCGCAGCTGCCGGCATCAACGTCACCGGCATCGACCAGACGTACATCTCTTCGTATCTCGGCAACACCCGTGCGACGCTCAATTACATCAGCGTCCGTTCGGACAATTTCTATGACGAAGACGGCGAAGCCTCCACGCTCCGCGAGGTCGTCGAGGGGATCCTCCAGCCGCTTGCGCTGAAGATGATCCAGCGTGCCGGAAAGGTCTATGTCTATGACGTCAACGGCCTTGCAGTCACTACGCCGACCACCTCGACGAACTTCCTGAACGATGGCGTCCTCGGAGTCGACAAGGTCTACAACAACGCGAGGGTCATTTTTTCGCAGTACGCCGACGGAAACGCGATGTCAGAACCGATAAAGTTCTCGCAGGAATTCGACGGAAACACGACCGCCGCGGACGCGAACTTCGGAACGACCGGCGACTACTATACCTTCCCGATCTACGACCCGATTACGTCGCAGCTGATGACGAACCAGAACATGGGATTCAACATCTACCCGGTCGCTTCTGCGGACGGAGGGATTGATTCCATCCACCAGAACGCACGGTATTTCCATATCCAGTCCATCATGGACGCGGAGGACCGCGACGGCATCATCAACTACTTCTGGACCGGCGGCTATGCCGGCAACAGCCGTGCGCGGAAGATGACCTCCACGCACATCACCGCTACGGACGTCCTTTTCACGACGAAGAAAATCTACCTTCCGCCGTCCAATGACGGCTACCTGCTCCGTATCCAGGTGCCGGCGCTCTTCGATACCAGGAAGAACCCTTACGAGGACACCGGCGGGACCGAGGAACAGGAGATAAAGGACGGCTGCACCGAGCGGACGAACATCGTTAAGGTCCCCGTCCAGATCCGCCTGTACAACGCGAGCGGCGTCGTGACGGCGCACTACGTGAACTACGTCAACCCTGACGTGTTCCAGTACCTCGGGAGCCTGCTCGGCAGCTGGGAATCCGGCGACTATCCGTCGAACTCATCCGAAAGCTGCTGCTTCCTGTGGTACGGCAACGGATGCCCGCTCTACCAGTGGACGAACAACCGGCAACGATTCACGGGCCTTCCGAACCTGTCCTTCCTGAAGATTGACGACGGCCAGTTCCTTCCTTATCCCGCAGCTGGCGGATACCTGGAAATCAAGGTTACTGCCGGCGAGGTCTACCTGAAGAACGTCGGCGACACTCCGGACGATCTTGTCGAGAGCAAGGTCCGCTGGGTCCTGTACGGCGCTCCGGAGGTCTCCATCTGCAAGAACGATGCGACGACCTCGCCGCTGGAGAACAAGGACATCGAATACAGCGGGACGCTGCTTGCCGACGCGAAGGACGAGCTGGAGATCCAGACCATCTGCGGATCCTTCGCCAACGGAGCCATCCCGTCCGCGAGAGGTCTCTACTTCGACGGATCCGGGAACGGAATCACGGAGATGACCCGCGCCGACAGGACGAAGGAGATTGAGCACCTTCTTATCGGCACGCTTTACACCCACTACGCATCCCGTCACCTCAAGCTCTCCGGCACCACCGGTCCGCACTACGAGGCGCTGTGCCTTTACCAGGACCCCGCATCGCCGGGCAGGAAGCTGCTCATGACGGGCACGGTGCAGGACATCATCGAAGGCGAGGAAAGCGTCACCTTCGTCGAGGTGGAAAACGACGAATATATCACGGAGGAAGAAGATGAGTAAGACTTACACGGCATCAACGCGCACCCTGTCCCCGGTCCCGCGCTCGAAGCGGCTCCGGGAGTCCGGCGTCACGACCATCGTCAACGGAGCTCCGCAGCAGACGGAGTCGCAGTCCATCTGGATCGTCCAGGCAGACGGATCCGTTCGGCTCAACCCGTCGTATACGGGCGCATGGGCGGACGGGTTCATCTCCGCCGGCGGGCAGTCAGACACCGAGCCTTCCGGTGGTGCGACGACGCTCGCGGAGTTACAAGATGTCTATCTTTCGAGCCTTGCCAACGGGCAGTTGCTGATGTACGATTCAACGCTCGGCAAGTGGAAGAATGTGGCGCAGTCCTCCATCGTTCCAGACCTGTCGAACTACTATACCAAGTCGCAGACGGACAGTGCCATTTCGTCGGCAATTACGGCCCTTAACCTCGGTGCTGCGGCTACCTATGGTATCGGTTCGGTTGCAAACGGAAACGGGGGTCTTGTGACTGGCGGTTCTGTTTATTCCGCGCTGGCGGGTTATGTCCCGATAGCTACGGCTGCGACCGTGACCGCGCTGCACACCTTCTCTGCGGGCATCAACCTGAATAGCGGTACGAACTGGTCTAACAGCGACAGGGCCGTTCCGTTCAGCGCGAGCGGTACTCCGGCGAACATAAGATACTACTACGACGACGCGGACAAGGGACTGACCTTCAACCCGTATTCCGGGGCATTGAAAGCCGCATCCTTCGTCAAGCGGGGCGGTACTTCGAGCCAGTTCCTGAAAGCGGATGGAAGCGTGGACAGCAGCGCCTATATCACCGGCATCACCTCGTCGATGGTGACGACTGCGCTGGGTTATACACCTGCCAATACGACCGCGCTGGCGAACTACCTGCCTTTGGCTGGCGGCACGATGACGGGCGCAATCACGATGCCCACGGGTTCGAGCGCATTGTCCGCGAACGGTATCGACTTCGGAACGACGGCGCATCTCGGCGCATCCTCTTCCTTCGGGATTTACAGCACGGGTTCAATCTACCTCCGTCCGGGAAACGGAACGCAGAGCGGTTCTTACGGAATTGTGGTCAGTTATGATTCGCTGACCTACAACTCCAACACCGTCTATCACGCGGGCAACCTCACGATTGCGACGCTGCTGGGTTCGTCTGCCATCGGTTCTGCATCGCGTCCCGTGTACTACACCGGGAGCGGATTCGCCGGGATTACCTCGCTTGACCTGCTCTCGCAAAGCACGGGCTATGTGAAAGCCAACCGCCTGTACCTTAACTCCAGCACCTATTTCGAGGTGGATTCCAATGGCTATGTGCATCTGGTGCATCCGTCGGGAAAGGGCTTCTACGCGGACGGCTTTGTGAGCGCAGGCGGCGTATCCGGGAGCGGTACAGGTGGAGGCATCGACGCTCTGGCGATGTGGAAGCTGCTGACGAACAACAACTCGCTGACAACTTATGACAATAACACCAAGATTGCATCGGCGCATATCCCCGTAGCGACGGCCAGCGCCGTCGGCGGCATCAAGGTGGGCAGCAACCTCTCCATCAGCAACGGTGTATTGTCCGCGACGGATACGACCTACTCCGCAGGGACCGGCCTGACCCTCTCCGGCTCGATCTTCTCGCTCGACGTTTCCAGTGCAAAGACCGCTCTCGGACTTGGGAGCAACGCCTACACCAGCACGGCTTACCTTCCTCTCGCCGGCGGGACGATGACTTCGACGGCCCTCATTTCGTGGGGCGAGAACTTCAAGACCGATTGGAACGCATCGTTTGACAAGGGCCTGCAAATCTTCTCGTCGCAGGTATCCGGGAGCAACGCACCGACGCAGTACGCGACAGCATTGAGCGTCATCGGCCAGTACGGATTCCAGCTCGCCTTGAAAGGTGGCAATTTCAGCAACTTCTATATCCGTAGCATTGCGTCCGGTCAGCGCACTTGGTACGAACTCCTGCATACCGGGAACTATAACTCCTTTGTCCCGACGCTTACGGGTACTGGAGCGAGCGGTACTTGGGGTATCAGCGTGACGGGTTCTGCGGCTTCGCTATCGTCCGGTATCACCCTCTGGGGAAAATCCGGAATCAACGCCGGAACGTCCTATGACGGCGACCTGACTATCGCAAACAACTCCTACCTGAATTACAAGAACGCGGCGGGAACGGGCAACGCAGGCAGGATTGGCGCGACTTCCAACGACTATTTCCGCGTCGAGGGCGCATCCGGTATATCACTCCGCACGGGTTCGACCATAGCGACGAGGATGTATATCGCTTCGACCGGAAATGTCGGCATCGGCACTACATCTCCGTCCTACGCACTGGATGTGGTTGGAAGCGGCTTTTTCTCAACGGGCGCGGTGCTTGCCAACGGTTCCAGCGCCGGACTCCGTGCGATGAACAACGCCGGGGATACCGAAATGACGCTGATGTATGTAAGCACCAGCGACAACCTCATCATCGGATCGGGTGCTGCGGTGGCTGGCAAGGCCACCTACATCAACGGCAATCCCATTATCTTCCGCTACTACAACAGCTCCTATACGGAGGTGGCGAGGATGACTACGGACGGATATTTCGGTATCGGAACCACCACGCCTGCCTATGCGCTCGACGTTGCCGGTACGGGCAACTTCTCTACCGGCGTGAACGTCGCCAACAACTACGGCTTCCGGGCTTTTGACAATCCCTCGTCCGGGACT